CGCCGCCGGAGCCGCCTGTACTTGACGGGCATACCGTAACCGGGACGCGGATGCAATCGCCTGTATTTTTTGTAATGTCTGTTTTGTAATATCTGTAATAATATGTTTCACACTGCTTTCCGGTCGGGAATAACTTAAACATCGTATCGATTGCAGTCTGCATATCATCAGACATATAATCACGCTCCGGCGTTGTCGAAAACTCATATCCTTTTACCGTGTTATTTGCGTTTTTCATGTTGACGTACTGGGTTGACTCTGTATTCGGTCCCCAGTCCTCTGTGATCTCTTTGTAGCCATCGCCCATCTCTACGATCTTGGCTGTACTGCCGATGAGAGTACCAATATCAAGCAGAGAAACCATATTTGTACGATCTTCTGCGAAAAACTGTAAATTCGTATTCATAATGAATGCACTTTTCTTCATGACTTCTTATCCTCTCTTCCCTACTTTTTATAAAAATATTTAAGCTGCATATTCACAGCATACATAACCGTTTTATCATCCTGTTCACTGCCAAACACTGGGGAAGTCCTTGCGATTAACTGCAATGTCAGATGCGGGTCCTTGAATTCGATCCCGCTCTCTTCCATCCATGCAGCAAGATTGTTTAACATTTCCTGTGCTTCAATGCTTGCCTTATTGGTAGTTGGTGCACATTTATAAACTATCTGAAATGGCATCTGTGCCACATAACTGCCACTGACATACTTTTTCAGATATACCGCTCCCTGCATCGGGAATAACCCGATAGACCTGTCTGTATTGACAGAGTTCCATCTTATCGTTTTGTTGTCTGCCTTGAATAATGCAGGATAATCTGGATAAGCCATAGCAAGTGCAAGAACACCTTTCTGTGCGTTCTCTGCATCCTGTATGGTAAGTTTTTCCTTCTCTTCCATTTACACGCCCCCTACTTCAAAATGAGGAAGAATGTCCTCATATTTGTCGATGTTCGTTACCTTATAGACATCATCAAAATTGTTTCGCATCCATTCGTAAGCGTCCGTTTCCGGCAGATCAACGGCTGCCTGC